TTATAGGCACCAACACAATGCTAGAATGGAAATTATCTAACGATATGACTCGTCCTTATGCAGATACCACTAGAGTTAAAATGAATTATAATATTGTTGCTCCTAGAATATATAAAGGTAGAATTGATTCAATTGTAACGAAGTGTATTTCTTTTGCGGACATGATTCAATTAACACATTTAAAACTTCAACAGGTGATGTCTAGAATAGTACCCGATGGTGTATTCTTGGATGTAGATGGATTAATGGAAGTAGATCTAGGCAATGGAACAAAATATAATCCAGCGGAGGCATTGAATATGTACTTCCAAACTGGTAGTATTGTAGGTAGATCTTTAACGCAAGACGGCGAATTAAATAGAGGTAAAGTACCTATTCAAGAATTAACAACATCTAGTGGGCAAGGTAAGATACAGAGTTTAATACAAACTTATCAGTATTACTTGCAAATGATTAGGGACGTTACGGGCCTTAATGAGGCAGTTGATGGTAGTAAACCAGATACAAATGCTTTAGTTGGACTGCAAAAAATAGCGGCTAATGCTTCTAATGTAGCAACGCGTCATATAAATGATGCTAGTATATATTTAACTACTAGAATTTGTGAAAATATATCGTTACGAATATCTGATTGTTTAAATAGCCCTTTAACAGCTAATTCATTGAAGCAAAGCATATCCACCTATAATGTAGAAGTTTTAAAAGAAATAGAGAATTTAAATTTACATGACTTTGGTATTTTCCTAGAGGTTGAACCAGACGAAGAACAAAAACAACAACTAGAACAAAACATACAAGTTTCTTTGCAGAATGGTGGTATTGATTTAGAAGATGCTATTGATATAAGACAAGTAAGAAATCTTAAATTAGCAAATCAATTATTAAAACTAAAAAGAAAAAAGAAACAGGCTCAGGTGCAACAGCAGCAGTTAGCAAATATACAAGCGCAAGCGGATGCTAATTCACAAAACGCAGAAAAAGCGGCAATGTTTGAGGTTCAAAAACAAGAGGCTTTAGCTCAAACACAAATACAAATAGAACAGGCTAAATCTCAATTTGAAATGCAAAGACTACAAACTGAGGGGCAAATTAAAAAACAATTAATGGCAGAACAGTTTAATTACGATATGCAATTGTCGCAATTAAAAGTTCAAGCAGAAACAACTAAGTTCAATCAACTAGAAGACAGGAAAGACGAAAGAACAAAAATACAAGCAACACAGCAATCTGAATTGATAGATCAACGTAAGAATGACTCTTTGCCAAAAGACTTTCAAAATAACGCTGAAAACTTAATGGCTGATTTAGGCGGGATGTTGCAAATGGAATAAGTTTATTAACCAATTTTATATTATCATATTATGTCACAAGAAATACAACAAGAAGGGGAATTTAAAGTAAAAGCAAAAAAACCCGCAGTAAGAAAATTAAACAAAGTAGATGAACCTATTAAAGTTAATTTAACACAAAAACAAGAGGAACCAATAAAAGTAGTAATCCCTAAAGAAGAAACTAATGCCGTTCAAGAGCAAACAACAGATGAAAGCTTGTTACGCGATAAACAGCCCGAAGTGGGATTGCAAGAAGTGGGCGAAGGAAACCAAGGGCCCGCTGAAAATGTTATTGAAGAAATCCTTGAAGAAGAAATAAAAAATGAGATTGCAGACACTAAAGAAGAGTTGCAATTTCATATTCAAGAACAAGCAAATAATAATACACAGTTACCTGATAACATAGAAAAGTTAGTTTCATTTATGCAAGAAACTGGCGGGACTATTGAAGATTATGTTAGGTTAAATGCAGATTATTCAAGTGTAAATAATGTTGCTTTATTAAAAGAATATTATAAAAACACAAAGTCACATTTAGACGCAGAAGAAATTGAATTTTTATTGGAAGATAAATTTTTCTTTGATGAAGATATTGACGATGAAAGAGAAATCAAATTAAAAAAATTAGCATTTAAAGATGAGATTTCTAAAGCAAAAAAATTTTTAGAAGAAACAAAACAAAAATATTATGCAGAGATAAAGGCAAGGCCTGGAGTTAATGCAGAACAACAAAAAGCTGTTGATTTTTTTAACAGATATAATAACGAGCAAAACAAAGTGGCTCAACAACAAGATGCGTTTAAAAAACAAACATCTAGTCTTTTCAACAATGAATTCAAAGGTTTTGAATATAACTTAGGTGAAAAAAGATTTAGATATAATGTTCAAAATCCAAGTCAAGTTGCCGAAACCCAATCAAATATACAATCCTTCATCGGAAAGTTTCTGGATAAAGAAGGTAATGTAACAGATGTGCCGGGTTATCATAAGGCTTTGTACTCAGCAATGAATGCTGATAAAATGGCTGCTCATTTTTACGAACAAGGAAAAGCTGACGCTGTTAAACAGGTGATTAGTAATTCCAAAAACCCAAGCACGGACGCGCCTAGAACAACTGGTGAGCCGTTTATTAATGGGTTTAGAGTTAAATCTATAAGTGGTCAAGACTCCTCTAAACTGAGGATACAAACAAAAAAATTTTAACAATTAAAAATTAAACGATTATGTCAAACATGATTAACTCGGTTACTGGAACTAATTTTGGTTCTATTAAACCATCTCAAAAACAGCAAGCATTAGAATCAAACTATTTAAATTTTACAAATGGTACTAATGATTTTGCACAACAATATTTACCAGAAATCTACGAGCAAGAAATTGAGCGTTATGGTAATAGAACATTATCAGGTTTCTTACGTATGGTAGGAGCTGAAATGCCAATGTCGTCTGATCAAGTTGTTTGGTCTGAACAAAACAGATTACACATTGCTTATACTGGCGTATCTTGCGCCACCGCAACTACTTTAACATTTGCAGTTGGTAATACAGGTATTAACTTTGTTCAAAACGTTATTTCCGCAGGTCAAACTTTAGTAGTTATGGATCCCGCAACTGGAAAAGAATTAAAAGTTCTTGTTAACGCTTCTACTACATCAGGCGGTACAGCTACTGTTACGGTTTATCCTTATACTCAAGCTAGTTTAACTTCTGGAAGCGTTTTATTCCCGGTAACGGCATCTCCTAATGGAGGTCTTAAAATATTTGTTTATGGTTCTGAATTTATAAAAGGAACTACTGACGCGACTATTCAAGCTGTAACTCCTTCTTTTACTCAATATAGTAATTCACCAATCATTATCAAAGAAAGATTCCAAATATCTGGATCTGATACAGCTCAAATCGGGTGGGTTGAAATTGCAACAGAGGATGGAGCAAGTGGATACTTATGGTATTTGAAAGCAGAATCTGAAACAAGATTACGTTTTGAAGATTACTTAGAAATGGCAGTTATTGAAGGTGAATTATCAGCCGCTAGTTCAGGTGTATCAACTTTAACTCCTGGTACTCCTAATACTAATGGCGTTACTTACAAAGGTACTGAAGGTCTTTTTGCAGAGGTAAAAAGCAGAGGTAATATTGTAAACAATTTTACAGCAGCTAGTGGGCTTAGTGACTTTGATTCAATCTTAAAAGGATTAGATACTCAAGGGGCTATTGAAGAAAACATGTTATTCTTAAACCGTGCTACTTCTCTTGATTTTGACGATATGCTTGCTTCTTTATCTGCTGGTGCTGCAGGTGGTGTAGCTTATGGTTTATTTGAAAACTCAGAGCAAATGGCATTGAACTTAGGGTTCTCTGGTTTCCGTCGTGGATCTTACGATTTCTACAAAACTGACTGGAAATACTTAAATGATGCGTCTACTCGTGGAGGTATGGCTAATACATCTATTGATGGATTACTTGTTCCCGCTGGTACATCAACTGTATATGATCAACAATTAGGTACTAATATCCGTAGACCGTTCTTACACGTTCGTTATAGAGCTAGTGAAGCTGACGATAGAAGAATGAAATCTTGGATTACTGGATCTGTTGGAGGAGCTTATACTTCTGATCTTGATGCAATGCAAGTACACTTCTTGTCTGAAAGATGTTTAGTTACTCAAGGTGCTAATAACTTCGTGTTATTTACAGCTTCTACATAACAAATGTGGTGATATTACCCTCGTTGAATTGACGGGGGTAATTATTGCCTTTTAAAAAATTTATTAAATTATATTATATT